AACATATCGCCGGGATGGTTTTTAGGAACACCAGATGGTTTCTGTCTATAACCCCAGAAAACACTTCTAATTGGTTTTTCTGTAGCAGAGTCTTTTAGAAACTGATATATGCCGATTGCATTCTGCATCTTTTCCTCAAACTTTGAGGATGTATCTGCTTTGTTGATTGTTTCCTGTGCCGCAGCAACATCTTTTGACCCAACACAGTTTAGTTTAGAAACATCGACTCCCAATAGAAATTCGTGAAAAGATTGTGCATCAGATGGCACATGGTTTAGTTCAAAGGCAATGCAAGGGAATAATTCTGTGATACTGGCATTTAGTGTTGTCTCTGCCATGCCACCAGACATAGGTTTTACAAATATACGAAAGTTCTTACCTTCATGGGTTCCGTCGATGGGGTCAACACTAGAACTGCCGGAACCTAGTTGAGCAGTAATCCCTGCTTGACGAAGATTTCTTAAAATCTCATCTCTATCTGTCTCTCTGTCTTTTGAACGGACAATAATGACATCTCTTTTTGTGGATGATTGTCTTTCATTTTTTTCGTGGTCTAAACCACCAAACACATCTTTGGGGATGGTTATTTGCTCGTTCAAAAATCCTTGAATTTTATCTAGAGGACTTTCTAGATGAATTCTAGGTTTTATCTGTCTAGCAAAGGCGCTTATACCAGCCATATCTTATTCCCTTTTCGATTTATCCATATATAACAAAGACAGAGAAGGGTTGCAACCCCACTCTGTCTCTATTTATAACCGATTAGTATTATAGTTTTAGTCAGACTCGTCCACTACACTCTGTTCATCATCATTAGGCGTTAAATAAACGCCTCTAGGCTTCCCTGCTCAACTTTATAGTTCATCAGCAAAAGTTCTTTACGGTCTTTCTGTTTCTCCATATATTCTCCTACAGAACGCATAGTATAAGTCCAATCAAGTTCTACCTGTTCCCAACCATCAAATCGGTCTTTCACAGATTGGTCTGCATTGTAACTAATCATACAGTCCATACCAGACTCGTTACAGTGTTTCGCGAAAAGGTCATGGTCAAATCCCTCATGCATGGACCCACGCTTACCATAAAGATTATTTGAATTCTGCTTATCTAGAGAATATGGGGGGTCTAGATAGGCGAAGGAATTATCAGGTTTCTCCAACAACACACTATAGTCTTCGTTTGTAATCTTCCAGTTGCGTATCAACTTTTGGAACGATGCAAGTTTCATTATGTTCTGTCTGGTAAAAGTCATCTCATGAGAAGACTCAGAAAATGTTCCTGTCTCTGTTAGACCACTGAAACTGTTTTTGTTCGCATAGTAGAATGCAACTGCCTTGTCAAACTTACTGCTTGTATCATCGTTGATGATTTCTTTCTGTTCACCAAGAGTGGTCTTGGCTACTTCACTACTCACACAACTGTCTTTGATTTCTAGAAGGCGTTCAGACATATCTGCGCCACTGCTCTGTAGTTGAGTCCAGAAGTTGTAGAGTGCGGGATACAGGTCATTTACCCAGATACGCATGTCTGGATAACGCTTCGTAATCTCAATAGGAAAACTACCACCACCAAGAAATGGTTCGCGCCATTCCTCGTAGTTTCTCATGTCTGGAAGATATTCATAGAGAAGGTCGGTCCATTTGGATTTACCGCCGGGATATCTTAGAGGTGTAGTTAATGTCGATTTCATATTAAAGAGTATTGTATATCAGTTTTGATTAATTGTCAAGGGACATAGGAGTAGTAATTAAATATTTTCTCTGTGGGTTTACCATAACATTTAAGACTCTCATCAGTTTGCGATTGAGAAGAACATCTGTCCCAAGTCTGTCTCTGTTATCTAATCCAAATTCAATCTTGCCATAGTTTGAACCTGCAAACTCAAATTCAAGTTCAACAACGTATCTTTCATCTTCACCAGCACCTGTAACAGAAACGTATTCACCAATAATGTTTGTGGTTATAGTTTTACCACTGCTCGTAAAAGTTATCTTTTTACCATTAACCTTAACGTCTTCGGCGTGAAGAACTGGATACTTATAATTTCCTGTATCAAATTTACCTGTCAAATCACCAAAAGGTTTTACCGTTACAACTTCTTCCCATCCACATTCAGTTGGGACTGTATACCTTACCTTTGGATTACTAAAGTGTGTTAGGACATCTTTCACAATATTCTTGTTATTTGCTTCTTCAATATTTTCAGTGCCAGGGCTACTATTCACCTCTAGAATATATGGTGGTTTTGTTTTGGGGTTGTCTGAAGGAATAAAATCCACGCCAGTGAATAGTCCACCAATTGCTTTAGCAGCAAGAATGCATTGCTCCTTCTCTAAAGGCGTTAGATCGTATTGTCGAACCTTTGCACCCTGACTTGCATTACTTCTAAAATCACCCTCAATTACATCTCTTCTCATTGTCGCAATAACTTTACCACCAAGAACTAAAACACGAACATCAAACTCCGATTTAATATATTCTTGAATAAGAATATCTGTATCTTTATCCTGTTTGTAAAGCAACTGCACCAGAGAAGTTAGAGCACGTTCAGACTCTACAAACAAAACACCAACTCCCTTTGAACCCCTAAGAGTTTTCAAAATAATTGGAAATTTTGTATCTAGTTCTTCAATCGATTTTTCAATGGTTTCTTCGTTTGGAATAAGAACAGTGCTTGGTTGAGTCAGACCAAAATCTTTTAGTCTAAGATAAGAACGATACTTATCACTAGCAACCTCAGTAACATCTCTGCTGTTTATAACACAATATCCAGCTCGTTGAAGTTCAGAGATGAGATCAAGGTAAGAATCTTTTTCGGGTGTTCCTCGCACAAAAATTACTGTATCGCTAGGACTGATTTCAAAACCAGTATCATCGTCCTGTTTATGAATAGTTCTACGTCCATTATCATAAACAGTATAGGTTCCATCCATAGGAACAACATAGAACGGGTACTTTAAATTTTTTGCTTCTTGCTCCATGCGTTTCGCAGTTATTGCTTTATCTCCAAGTTCATTAGAGATTACAACAACCCGATAACTTTCCTGTTTTTCTTCAGTGACGTAAGAGCGAAACTTATCCATTACTCTTTTTAGCCCCTATGCTATATTTTGTCTCCAAAGTCCACTCGTTCTTTTCTTTATAGGATAATACTTTGATTTGACTTAGAGGTGCAGTCTCACCCAGTTCACCAACGATATTCACAAGTCCCCAATCCTGTAATAGTTTAGCAATTGTATTACGTCTTGCAATATCATTACTTGCAATACTTGACTTTTTTCCGTCGAGGGCAAATAATTCAAGGAAGCTCACAATGAAATAGCGTCCTTGCTTATGCAGTATGTGGCATGATTGATATAGTGTTCGTTCTTTTCTTGAAGCAACACCAATGCGGGAAAGTGTCTCACGAACCTTTAGAAAGTCATCTGGTTCTTTGAGAGTAATCTCAAGCATCTGCTCCTGTGTCCAATTAATCTGTTCTTCTTCACTCATTTTCTCACTCCACCTTTATTTAATTTTTTCTTTATGGTGGCGATTTGTTCATCCGTTAGAATATCAAGAGCCTGTTTTGCTTTCTCGTTACTGTAATTGTAATACTCTTTCACATCCTCTAGATTATCTAGTTTATTCGCCTTCAACCAAGGCGTAAAACGTCGCCTCGACCTTACACTATTTAGTAGAAAGTCGAACTGTAGTTTCTTATCTAGGTGTGGTAGTTGGTTAATCTCATTCACCAACATGATGGTATCTTGAAACGGATAAACGCACTTATTTACGATAAATGGTGGGTATTTTTTCTCCCATTCCTCATCTTCACTATCTAGAAGTCTTTCCTTCGTGTGATTGATAGCATTAAGATAGTCCTTCAACTCTGGCATAAAACTGTTCCTCACGATTAGCGTCCTCAATCATGAGCAGTTCATCTCGTAACTGCCCATCTTGAAGACTCATAATATTTTCAAATCTTGGGGGTGAAATAACACAGAACATAAACACCAAGTTCTCTGCTTCCTCACCAATAATGTCTTTCACAACATCTCTATTATCTAGGGATATTGTTTTGGGTTTGAAATATGCAGTTCCATAGACTGAATGAAATAGACCAGCATCACAAACGTGAAGTGGAGCGAACCCCTCATCTAGAATTTTGTATGTCCCAATCAAATGTTCTAGAAGGGTTCGTCCACTGTGTTCTGTTTCACCGCATCCAATCGACTCCAGAAAGTCAATCTTTGTAGAAATCAAGTCTATCGACATTTGCAGACTCCACATAAAGTTTGAACACCACAACGTTGCGTAGTTCATAACAATACTTAGACACAGGCATTGCTTGGTGGTTGTTCTTTGCAGGGAAAATCAAAAGACGATTACCAACATAGTTAGAATACTCTGCAATATTTTTTCCTTCGTCGTCCCAAATCGCAGTACCACCAAGCCACTCTGGTTGCCAGTCCATGCGAGGATAATACATCATGGTGAAGTCACCATCATCGATATGCATGTGTGGTTCCACACCAAACGTATGTGCGTTCATATATAGACGTTTCCACCCAACAATATCAAACCGATCTTTCAGTTTGAGTTTGTACGCAGCAGCATCCCAGATAGGAAGAAGGTAATCATACTGTCTTTCCCTAACCTCTTCCTCACTTTCACCACAGAAGACATGCCAATGTGGTTGAATGCCAATCTGTTTATTAGATTGGTAGTCATACTTCCAGTGTATTTTCTTGATCTCTAGATCAATCAGTTCTGCAACATGCGGTTCTAGTAGATTGTCAAAGATTTCACAAATCATTTAAACTTTCCCCTTGCCATAATCTCAGTTAGACACGCCACCATATTAATTTCTGGGTCTGCAACGAAAGCATTCTTATACTGGTATTCACCAAGGATGACAACCACATGAGGAATAGTAGAAGGTTCCAGATAATCATACATGTTATCATAAACAGCACGAAACATAGTGACAGGATCATTATCAATATTATCGACAACCCATTTACGAACATTCGTGAATTCCTTGTTCTTCATCATCCCCATGAGGTCTTTGATGTTCTTCTCAT